ATGCTGGAAGAGGCAGCGCGGCTGGCCCCTACGGTGCGGGTCGCGCGAACCCAAGAGAGCGAAGTGGACACGCTTGGCGGTATTCTTGGTGAGTTTGCGTTCGCCGAGTGGTTTACGGGCGACTGGCGTAGCGCGCACGAGGTAGGCCGAAATAAAGGCCACGCAGATTTCCGGGGCGTTGTTGAAGTTAAGGCATCCGTTTACCCGTTCCGCGAAACGCTGCATTTGGTCGTGCGCGAGGACTACGGAGGGAAACCGAAACCCCTCTACGTGCAGGTGATTGTCTCCACAGACCCCGGATCAAAGAAGTCTATCGTGCCGGGGACTCGGGCCATTCTGTGCGGCTACGCGTATCATGAGGACGTTGCCGCAGCGAAGCTCATGCCCATGCCGATGGGGGGTGGGCGCTTCACACGCTACCGGACTTTCCAGATTCCTATCCGCCAACTTCGGCCGATGGGCGGTTTCCAGGAAGCCTACGAGGCTATTTCTGGTCCGGGTTGACGGGACGCGGTGTTGCGCCTTCCACAGCTTCGACCGCCTTCAGCGCGGGCACGACCAGCGAATAAAATCGATCGCGACTGATGCTGGTTCCGGCTCCGAGTTGGCCCGTATCGTAAAGACGCCGAATCAGCGGAGAGGGGACAACGAAGACCGGCACATCCGGAAACAACGTGATGTCAGAGCAAAGATAGCCGCCGATCGAGTCGAGTTTTTCGAAGAAGCCTCCTTCCTCAAAACGCCGCCCGCTGCCGACCATGTAACTCGGGCAAAAATAGATGTTCTTGCTGACAGATCGAACTTCCCAGCACTGACCTGCCTCGTCGATCAGGTCGTAGCCGGCGCCCTCCGAGGCAGCGAGCCGCCATCCCGGATGGGCGTCCCGGAATCTCCGTTCAAGGATGAACGAAATGCGTCGACCGTCCCTGAAATAACGAACGACGTCGTCCCTGCCGATCTTCAGGGCAGCCGCGAGCCCATCCAGCTCCCAGGTAAAGCGTAGCGTGCGATCCAATCGACGACATCCCAAGCATCTAGATCGCAAAAGGAGCATTTGCGGCAGCCTCCGTCTAGTGACGGACCGCGGCTCCCCTATCCGCCAGGATCAGCAGAGGAGATGATACCGAATCGATGCAAGCGGGGAAACCATGGCGGCACGTTCGGCGCGAGTTGTGGCTGTGGAGGATGCTGAGCCTGAGGCCAAGCTCACGTCCTTCAGTGAATTTTACACAAGACTCCAGCGGTGGGAGGGAATTGCCAATCCTCGGAACCTCATTGGCCCCTGGCCGCCGCGACGGCGGGAAGGGATCGCCGCTGCACTTTCGGCAGGGTTCGACGCCGCTGGCTTGCTTGGCGCCGAGATACCCGGATTTGCCGGTAGCACCCCCCAGTCCAGAGGTAATAAGGCAGCAAAGTTCCTGAAGGACCGGCTTACCGCCGTTCCCTCCTATCGGTTGGGCGTCATCGGTGGGGCGGGATACCCAGATTTCGTCCTACGGTGGCAGGGCGGATGGTGCTGCGCAGAGGTGAAGAGCACGTCCAAGCTGGATGGCGACGCCAGCAGCCTCCGCATCGTGCTGACCGGCTCCACCGCGCGTCTACGTGCTGAAATCGATAGAATCGGCCACGACGCGCCTCCGCCATGCCACCTCCTCTTCACGCTCAACCACAATGATGAGGGCGTCGTGACCGGAATGCGGCTGGACTTTCTCGAGCCGGACACGATGGTCAGCGTCAAGCTTGAAGCGTCCACTTCCCGAGTAATGCTTGGGCGAGGCCAGCAGAGATTTCACTCGCACCCTTGAGGTGCGCGCTTCGTTTAATGACGGCGAAGGAGCACGATTCGGTTGGTGTTTGTGCCCTTTGCATTGTTGTCCACGCCCCAGCAGTTGGCCGTCTTTGTGAACTCCTGCTGATTGACTATGACGGCCAGCCTGTCGAAAGGCAGACCTTCGGCAGCGCGCCACACCGCACGCTCTAGTAGAACCTTTCCATTACGGACTTCTCCCACCTCGAACGCTACATGGCCTCCGGGCCGGACGATTCGTGCCATTTCGGTCAAAGCGGCGCGAACCATCGCCTCCCAGGCTACCTCGGTGCGGTGCATAGCGATCTCGACGGCGTCGGCGTCAATGCCCGCGAACCATCCGCGCAGCCAATTGTCTTGCGCATATTGGACGATATCGAGGAAGGGCGGCGACGTAACAACGAGGTTCGCTGATCCGTCGGGTATGTGCGCCATCCGGGCGGCAGGACCCGTTCCAAGCATCGCGGGAGGGTGTGCGGGGGGAAGACCGTCCTTCAGCAGCTGTCGGGTCTTCTTGAGGATAACTGCCTTCACGTCGCGCAGAGGGGGCACTTGGTTGCGTTTGACGTTTATACGGAGCTGGTTCGTTACCGAGGTCGCTTGGTTCGGCGGCAGCGTGTAGACCGAGAAGAAGCCAGGCGAGTGGCCGGTGAGACGGTTGATCGCCACCATTCGTAACCAGTCTGTGGCAGGGTCGGGGCGCCGCTCGTCGAGTGGAGCCTCCCGCAATAGCCATTCTCGCAGTGCGCAGATTTGGCTGAGCGTCCCGGGGTGATAAAAGGCGAGAAGGTCACTGCGGACTTGGCCGGCGCGTTCCCAGGAAACCTCATTGAGGCGCTTCGCGATCATCGCGAGCGGTGGCGGCGCAAGGCGCGGACGGGTAAGCAGCGTAGACAACGGGTTGACGTCATTCCCGAGGGGTCGGCGGGCCATGAGCGCTGCCTGCACCGGCGTGGTCCCTCTGCCCATGAACGGATCAAGCACCCCGTCGCCGGGGAGGGTCAGTCTGTCGATGAAAAACTCGGGCAGCTGCGGCTTAAAGCAGGCGCGATAGCTGACTTCGTGGATGCTGTGTGCCTGACGTTGGCCCGCGGTCCAGAACTCGTTTACCAGGTAGGGGATCCCGTCCTCAATCCACTCGCGTGTCTCTGTTCCGAAGTCCCGAAATGACCGGACTGCGGCCAGAAAGACCTCCGACGACATAGCGCTGGGCGTTGCAGACGAAGCAGGGACCGACGGCGCAAGCGCCGGCTCATCGAACAGAGGCAGAGCTTCACGCTGCACGCGGAGGGCGGACGATCTGGACATAGCGACTCCAATTCAATGTGCACACTAACGCAGCGACGAGGCGCGTACAACCCTCAATGCTCCCGCGGCGCCGCGAGGCAAGGTTCCTCTATTAGCCGCGTTTCGATGCAGGCCGCGTTGTCTGGCTTGCTCCACGGCCCAAGCGGGCCTCGGCTTTGTGAAATTTCACCCCGGCGCGGCCTCAGCTGGCGACGGGATTGGAGCCGACCTCCCGCGCGACGGCCGGCGGCCTGCCACTCAGGACTGCCGCCAGAGGCGGCGTGTAGCAGTGCGGTCAACTTTCCCGCGTCCCCATGGATCGCGCGGTCATTGATCCGCCCACAGAGCAGTGCGCTGTTGGTCCCAGGATTCTGTAACCCCAGCAAGAAGGATGGGAAGACTGAGGACTTTGGACTGCCCGCTCAAGACCGCATCAATCACGTCTGGCGCCAGAAGGGTCAGGGTAAGCAGGCGCCCGAGGTAGCCGCGGTCAATCTTTTCGGCGCACGCCATCTCGGTGACCGACTCGTAGGTCCTCCTGTCGAGCATGCGCTGATAGCGAAACGCCCGAGCAAGCGCCTTTAACAGCGCCGGGTCGGCCCGCGTCGTGACCGGCGCGACACCATCCGCTATCGGGGTCACGACGGTCTTCCGTCCCGGCCGATGCCGAATCGCCAGCGGCACTCGGACCGTGATGCTGGTGGCTGCCGTCATGCCGCTGCACTCAGGGCATCGGGCCCGATGGCGGTGAGGTCCCGCACCAGGCTGCCGAGCCCGTCCAGCCGCAGCCGAATGTCCGCGCCGGCCGGGCCGACCACCACCCGCTCCACCAGCGACCGCACGATCCGCGCCTGCTCCGCCGGAAAGAGGTGCTCCCACAGCGGGTCGAGCCGATGGAGCGCGTCCTGGGTCTCGCCCTCAGTCAGGTCCGGCGCCTCCCTGCGCGCCGCCCGCCACGTGCCGACTACGATCTCAGGCTGCCGGAGCAGCGCTCGCACCTGGTCCACCACCGCTGCCTCGATCTCCGCCGCCGATACCCGGCGCACGATGCTGGCGTCACCGGCGGCGTCGCCCTTCAGGACCCGCTGCGCCACATAGTAGCGGTAGAGCCGGCCGTTCTTCCGGGCGTGGGTCGGCGACAGCGCCCGGCCATCCACCCCAAAGATCAGTCCCTTCAGCAGCGCCGGCGTTTGCGCCCGATTCTGGTTGGCGCGCACCCTTGGGCTGGTCTGCAGCACGGCGTGCGCCCGGTCCCACAGTTCCCGCGGCACGATGCCCTGGTGCTCACCGGGATAGATCTGCCCCTTGTGCGCGGCCTCGCCGACATAGGTCCGGTTGTTCAGCAGCTTATAGACGTCGCCCTTGTCGAGCGGTCGCCCGGCCTTGCTGGTGGCGCCCTCCGCCCGGAGACGGGTCACCGTCTCGATGCCCGATCCCGTCTCGGCGAAGATCTCGAACACACGGCGCACCCGCGGCGCCTCGTCCTCGTTCACCACTAGCTTCCGTGCCACGACGTCGTAGCCGAGCGGCACCTTGCCCCCCATCCACATGCCGCGGGCGCGGGAGGCGGCGAACTTGTCGCGGATCCGCTCGCCAATGACCTCTCGCTCGAACTGCGCAAAGCTGAGGAGGATGTTCAGCGTCAGCCGGCCCATCGACGTGGTGGTGTTGAAGCTCTGCGTGACGGAAACGAAGGTCACGCCGTGCGCGTCCATCACCTCCACCAGCTTGGCGAAATCCATCAGCGAGCGACTGAGCCTATCGATCTTGTAGACGACAATCACATCGACCAGGTCGGCCCGGATGTCGCGGAGCAGGCGCTGCAATGCCGGTCGCTCCAGCGTGCCGCCCGAGAACCCGCCGTCGTCATAGCGGTCGCGCACCAGCAACCAGCCCTCGGCGCGCTGGCTGGTGATGTACGCTTCGCAGGCGTCGCGCTGCGCGTCGAGCGTGTTGAATTCCTTCTCCAGCCCCTCGTCGGTGGATTTCCGCGTGTAGACCGCGCAGCGCAGTTTCTTCGTCGTGGCCGGCATGGCCGGCTCGATGCGAGCGCGGCGGGTCATGCGTCACCTCGCGCGCGCAGTCCGAAGAACGTCCAGCCGTTCCAGCGCGTGCCGGTGATATGGCGCGCGATGGCTGAGAGCGACTGGTAGGGCCGCCCCTCAAATTCGAAGTCGTTGACGCGCACCGTGACCACGTGCTGCACGCCCTGCCATTCGCGGAGCAGGCGCGTGCCGGCCAGCGGCCGGCTGTCGGCACGAATACGGCGCAGGACGACGTTGCCGCCATCCAATTGCTCGCCCAGCGCCACCAGCCGGTCGACGGTCTCGGGCTTCAGCCCGCCATAGGCCAATTCCTGGATGCGATAGGCCAGCCGGCTCTGGATGTAGGCCCGGTTCCAGGGCGGCGGCTCCTTGCCGAACAGTTCCCGCCATTGGTCCTTCAGCGTGGCGGTCGGCGCCGCCGGCAGCGCGGCGAGCCGGCTCAGCACCTGCGTCGGCGGGATCTTCGGGATGGTCGGTGCTGCCGCGGGCGCGGCAGGTGAACGTCTGGTCATGCGAGTCCCTTCCTGTTGGGTTTCGCATGCAGGCGCTGGTGGGCAGTGGAGTGTAGGAGAGTGTCTCCCGCCCCCCGAGCTATCTCGGCATCGCGCGGTTCATCCTCGGCAACGCGGCTGCGGAGCCGCACCAGGCCCGCAGCGAGGATGCCGCAAACCTCTCGGAGGTGGGGCGGCAGGTGGGCGTTGACGGGAAGGTTGGATCGAGGCGCCATGCTATTGATTACCGGCGTCGCGGTCCGAGTGTTTCACCCAACCACCGATTGGATTCGACAGCGGTATGCCTCATGATGTACCGGTTTCGTTCCCCATCACAGGACCGTCACGTGCAGAAGGACTTCACCAAGTTCGCCAACCAGCGGTTTCTCAAGACCGTGAACTGGGAGGTCCTGGGCCGTCTTCTGGCCAAGCACGCGGAGGGGTTACCAAAACTGGCTCTCTCCCTCCTGGCGGCCAACCCCGCGGAGGGCCGCAAACAGATCTCGGATTTCCTTCTCGGGCCGCGCGACGATTACCCCGAGACGCTGATCCACGATTTGCACCGGATCGTCCGCCTCGACAGCGCGCAGGGCATGCAGCTCATCCTGGACGAGGCTGAGCGCCAGAAGGTCGTCATCATGGAGCCGGCGGATCGCGCGACGGCCACGGCGCGCGACATCGCCCTCCTTGCTTTCGTCGACCATCCGGAGGTTTTCGCGGAAGCCGAGCACACCTCGGTCTTCGTACCGCCGCCGAGCGTGTCGGAATTCAATGCCCGCGAGGAAGGCGTGACGCCCGAGGTCACCCCTGACACGCTGGAAGCCCTGCGTCTCGCGGCGGGAGAGCTCTTCGCAGCCGACCTGCGGGGCAAGTACTGCCGCGTGCGTCCCTACGAGGACGATGGCGAGCTCTGCATCGCGGTCAGGCACGGCGCGCCGCCGGTATCGACCGAGGTAGTCAAGGGTGAGAAGGACAGTGTGATCGGCTTCCAGGAGATCGACACAGCCGTCATCTCCTATGCCGAACTCACGGGCCGCCTCACGGTCTGGGGCTGCGCCAAGAAGCGCCGGGGCGACTTGGCCGAGGCCTTTGCCACCCACATCCTGGGCCAGCCCGGCTTGTTCAAGGCGGCGGACGCACAGCGCCTCTACACGCTCGAGCCGCTGGAGCGATCGGGCGGCGCCTTCACCTTCCGGAAGGGTGACGACGACGAGATCGATCGGATCCTGATTGTCGAAGCGCAGGCCAACCGGGTGACCACCAACATCAAGACCGGGCAAGAGAAGACCCTCTTCTCGCTGACCGTCCGCGACCCATCTGGCAACGCCCTGAAGCTGCTGCATCAGAGCCGGACGGACATCATCTACGGCGACAATGCTTGGCGGTTGGGTCACATCACCGCACGGGTCGTCCTCAAGACGCAGGGCGGCCGGGCACCGACCATCACCGTCAAGATCAAGCCCGACGATTCACTCAGCTTCCAGCGCAGCCGCCACAAGAAGCGGGTGATGGCACTCCTCGCACTAAACAATCTGGTCCATGCACGACAGTCTGGCGAAGCTGCTCTGGCAGCTGAGTGAGGCGGGTGAGCCGGCCGTGATGTTCGGCCGGCAGCACACCGCGGATCAGGACGCCATGCTCCAGCGCCTGCTGGCGCTGGGCGTGCTGCTGCATGGCGAGCCAGTGACGACATGGGATCCGTGCGGTGACTGCGACTGTGGCGCCGATGAGCGTCGTATTCGGTGGAATGCCAACATGCCATTCGCCGCCTGCGCGGCGGACCATCGTCGTGACCAGCAGCTGGCCCCAGACGACGTTCGGACCCTCAGCGTGGCGATCCCGACCCTCATCCAGGAGGCCGCCACGGCCACGGGGCTCGGTCAGGTTGAAGAGATCGCCCTCGGGATCTGGCGCCTCGGGCGTCTGCCAGATGGGCGCGTAGTGGTGGCGGCGCCGACGCGGGCCGCCTTGCTGCAGCCGGGTCTGGTGGGCGCAGTCCGCATGGTGGACCGTGAGGGCCCGATCGTGCTCATCGGACCGACCCTTGGCGAACGGGACCGCGCGCTGCTTGCCAGCCAAGGCGTCCACCACGTCACGCCTTGCGATGCCTTGGCTTCATCTGGCAGCGGGCCGCCTCTGGCTTTCGATATAGGCCTGCTGCCTGATGGGCGCGCCGGAATGTATCGCCTGGCCCTCACAATCGGGACGCGAACGGTCCGCCTTGGCGAGCAGGAAACGTCGCTCCCGCCACGGCCATTCCAGCTTCTCAATATCCTCGCGCTGCAGCATCGGCGCGGAAAGCCGATCGTGAGCCGGCACGCCCTCCTGGACGAAATCTTCACCCCCAGCACCGCCGAAGCCGCGGTCCGCGATCTCGTGGGTGAACTACGCAAGAAGCTGAAACAGGCATTTGGTGATTCCGAGGAGGTCGCGCAGCTGATCGCGACCCACACCACCGCCGGCTACGCCATCAGCCTCCCCCCTCTCACCGTATCGATGATGGAATAATAGGCGGCGGGCCGAGCCGGGCCCGTTCCCACAACGCTCCCACACCTGTCCCACCCCTGTGGGAATGCGGCCCCGGCAGTTTCGGCTGGTCATCAACGACCAGCCGGAGCCACCTATGCACCCGCTCACCTTCGCCGAATTCGAACCACTGCACCGCATGGCCGAGCGCATGTCGCGCGGCCTGTGCCGCCGCCTCGGGCTTCCCGCGTATGACGCCGAGGATTTCGCCCAGGACCTCCTGACCGACTTCCTCGCCCGGCTGCCCGGCTTCAACGCGGCTCAGGGCGAGCTCGGCGCCTTCGCACTCACCTGCTTCCGGCACCATGCCGCGCTGCTGGCGCACCGCACCCACCGGCAGCGGGCACTCCACCACCCCGCCTCCCTCGATGATCCGTTGCCTGGCGGCACCACGGTCGGCGCCGTGCTGTCGGAGGCGGACGGCTACGGCGCGTGGATGGGGCAGCAGACCGACGCCTTCGCCGACGTGAATCGTCGCCTGGACCTCGAGCGGATCGCTGGCGTGCTGACGGAAGAGGATGCGCCGCTCTGCGCTGCTCTCGCGCGTGGCGACGTCGATCCAGCCCGTCACGCCGGCCTGTCCCGCACCACGGCGTTCCGGCGCGTGCGCGAGATGCGGCTGCGGCTGTGCGCCGCCGGCGCCACTCCGGCGGCGTGAAACAGAATGACCTCAGCCTCGGTAATCATGGTCATGCACAAACTCATCACCGACATCCGCGCAGTGGCGAAGCCTCTCACCGAGGCTTCCCTCTGCACTTGGCTCGGCGCCGCGGCTCCCGGCGACAGCATCACCTATCACCGTGGCGCGCTCGCCCGGCAGGTCTGCCCGCAGTTGCAGTGCCTGCCCGAGCAGGAGCGCACCGCGCTGCAGCGCCTGGCGGCCCGCGCCTTGAAGCTGGCCGAACTCGGCCTCGCCGACATCGTGCAGCGCCGCCACGGCTATGAGGACTACGCCTACATCCTCGTCGCCCGCCGCCGCCCGCGCCGCACCGCATCAGCCATCCTGCCGCTGCTGCTCGCGGAGGCAGCATGATGGACGCGCTCCGCACCAACCGCCCCACGCTTGATGCGCTGCGCCACCTGCCGGTGAGCGACGTGATCGCACTTCCGGCCGAGCATCTGGCGCTGCTCCAGACCGATGCGCGCGAGACGCTGGACGCGGCCAAGCGCATGCAGGACTGGATCGAGGCCGCGATTGCACTCCGCTACGAGCAGCGCGCCCTGGGCGCCCGTGCCGCGGCCGGCAAGGACACCGGCACGGTCCGCTTCCAGGACGGCGCCGTGGAAATCGCGGTCGACCTCCCTAAGCGGGTGGAATGGGACCAGGCCCGGCTCGCCGCGCTGTCCGAACAGATCCGCGCCGGCGGCGAGGATCCTGGCCAGTACGTCGAGACCACCTTCAAGGTCTCTGAGCGCGCGTACACCGCCTGGCCCGACCGCATCCGTCTTGCCTTCGAGCCGGCACGCACCGTCCGCACGGGCCGGCAGACCTTCAAGCTGACCCTCAAGCCGGAGGGCGTGTGATGCGCAGCACCCACATGACCACGCCGCTGCCGACGCGCGATCCGGTTCAGGAAACGAAGCGCATCGCCATCGGCCCCCGCGCGGTCATCTCGGCCCGCCAAGGCATCGGCAAGACCTGCCAGCTCCTGTCCTGCGCCACGGCGATAGTCCTGCTTCCCGCGGGTGGGAAGCATGTCAATCGGAGGAACCGCTGATGGCGCTGCGGATCATCACTGCCGATGAGCGGCAGGCAGAGGAGCGCGGCGTCAAGGCCGCCATTCTCGGCAAGCCCGGCATGGGCAAGACCTGGCTTCTGAACACGACCTGCGCCGTAACCACGCTCTTCATGGACCTGGAGGCAGGCGACCTCGCAGTGCAGCACTGGCGCGGCGCATCGATCCGTCCGCGCACCTGGGAGGAATGCCGCGACCTCGCGCTGTTCCTGGCCGGTCCGAACCCCGCTCTGCGCGACGACCAGCCCTATTCCGCCGCGCAGTATGCCCGTGTCGTGCAGGCCTATGGCGACCCGACGCGTATGGATGGCTTCGCCACCATCTTCGTGGACAGCATCACGGTTGCCGCCCGGCTCTGCTTTCAGTGGTGCCGCGGCCAGCCCGAGGCGCATTCCGAGAAGACCGGCAAGTCGGATCTACGCGGCGCCTATGGGCTGCACGGCCGCGAGATGATCGCCTGGCTCACGCACCTGCAGCACGCCCGCGGCCGCAACGTGATCTTCGTCGGGATCCTCGACGAGAAGCTCGACGACTTCAATCGCCGCGTCTTCAGCCTGCAGATCGAGGGCAGCAAGACCAGCCTCGAACTGCCGGGCATCGTCGATGAGGTGCTGACGCTGGCGGAGATCAAGGACCAGGGCGGGCAGCCGTTCCGGGCGCTGGTCTGCCAGACGCTGAACCCCTGGGGTTATCCGGCGAAGGACCGCAGCGGCCGGCTCGACCTGCTGGAGCCACCAGACCTCGGCCGCCTCTTCGCGAAGATCCGCGGCACGGCAGCACCCGAAGCGGCACCCGCGCTGCCGGCGCCGCTCATGACCGCCGCCACCGACACCCCCACCACCTGACCGGAGGAGAAGCATCATGGCTTCCTGGAACGATTACAACGACGCCCAGTCGAACCCGAACCTGATCCCCAAGGGCACAATCGTGCGGGTGCGCCTGACCATCCGTCCCGGCGGCTTCGACGATCCGAGCCAGGGCTGGACGGGCGGCTATGCCACGCGCAGCAGCGCCGGCGCCGTCTATCTCAATGGCGAGTTCACCGTGCTGGAGGGCCCCTACGCCAAGAGGAAGGTCTTCACGCTGATCGGCCTCTACAGCCCCAAGGGGCCGGAATGGGCGGGGATGGGCCGCAGCTTCCTGCGCGGGATGCTGAACTCCGCCCGCGGCATTTCCGACAAGGATGTCTCGCCCCAGGCGCAGGCGGCGCGCCGCATCGGCGGCTTCGCCGATCTCGATGGCCTCGAGTTCGTGGCGAAGATCGAGCACGGCACCGATGCTGGCGGCGAGGCCAAGAACGAAATCCGCATGGCGGTGACGCCGGATCACCGGGATTACGCGAAGGCAATGGGACGGCAGGTGGCACCGGCTGGTTATGCGGCACCGCAGCCTGCCTATGCCCCGCCAGCGCCGACCTACGCAGCCCCCGCGGCGCCGGCCATGCAACAGGGCGCCTTCCCGGCTCCCACGCCGCAGCCCGCTCCCGGCAACGATCCGCGCCCCGCCTGGGCGCGCTGAGGGAGGGCCGCACCGCATGATGCTCCGCCCCCGCCAGAAGCTCTTCGTCGAGCGCAGCCTTCGTGCGCTCGGCGTGCACGGCAACACCCTCGGCGTCGCTCCGACCGGCTGCCATGCCGCGGGCACGCCCATCCTGATGTTCGACGGTGCTATCCTGCCGGTCGAGGATGTCCGCATCGGTGATCGGCTTATGGGCCCGGACAGCTCGCCCCGCACAGTGCTGGAACTGCACGCGGGCGAGGACGAGATGGTCGAAGTGCGCCCCATTAAGGGCGATCCGTTCATCGTCAACGCAGGCCATATCCTCACACTCATCAAGGTCAACGAAGGCTCCCGCGGTTCGCACGCGACAGCGGCCCCGGGTGGGACGATCCTGGACATCAGCGTGGACGACTATCGTCAGCGCAGCACCTACTTCCGTCATCTCCATAAGCTGTTTCGGGTCAGTGCCGACTTTCCCGCGCGCGAACCGCCGACGCTGGATCCCTACTTCCTCGGACTTCTGCTTGGGGACGGCAGCCTCAAGCACGGGTCCCTGGCGATCACGACGCCCGATGTCGAAATCGTCGAGACCTGCTTCGCAATGGCTGGCCAACTCGGGCTTGCGATCCGTACCGATCAGCTGGGGGACAACGAGGCGAACTCCTACCATTTCTCGGGGCGGCAGGGCGGCACCAATACGCTCCGCAAGGTGCTGCGGGATCTTGGTGTGCTGGGCGTCGGAGCATCTGAGAAGTTCGTGCCCGACGCTTACCGTCTCGGATCGCGCACCGTGCGCCAGGCGATCCTTGCGGGCCTGCTCGACACGGACGGCCATTTGACGCGTGGCTGCTTCGAGATCGTCTCGGCCTCGCGCCGCATGGCCGACGATATTGCCTTTATGGCGCGAAGCCTCGGGTTACGTGCATTCATTGCGCAGCGACAGGTCAATGGCACAGCGTACTGGCGGCTGTGCATCTCGGGCGACACCACCTGCCTTCCGCTCCGCGTCGTACGGAAAATTCCTCAACCGAGGCGGCAGAAGAAGGATGTGCTTCGGACGGGCTTTACGCTGCACGATGTTGGCAAGGGGACGTATTGCGGTTTTACCGTCGACGCCGATCATCGCTACCTGCTGGGCGACTTCACCGTAACGCACAACAGCGGCAAGACGATCATGCTCTCGGCGGCGGTGGGCGAGCATATCGGCAACAGCGCCGCCAAGGCCGCGGTCCTCGCGCATCGGGATGAGCTGACCGCCCAGAACCTGGCGAAGTTCCGCCGCGTGAACCCCGGCATCGCCACCTCGGTCGTGGATGCGGCCCAAAAATCTTGGGCCGGCCAGGTCACCTTCGCCATGGTGCCGACCCTGACACGCCAGGCGAACCTGGACGCCATGCCGGCGCTGGACCTGCTGGTGATCGATGAGGCGCATCACGCCGTCGCGGACAGCTATCAGCGCATTATCGGTCGGGCTCTGCATCGCAATCCGATGTGCCGCATCTACGGTGTCACCGCCACACCCAACCGCGGGGACCGCAAGGGTCTGCGGGACGTCTTCTCCAACGTCGCCGACCAGATCCGGCTCGGCGAGCTGGTCCAGTCCGGCCACCTGGTGCCGCCCCGCACCTTCATCATCGATGTGGGCGTGCAGGATGAGCTCCGCGCCGTCCGCCAGTCCGGTGACGACTTCGACATGGCCGCCGTCGATCAGATCATGAACCGCGCGCCCGTCACCGAGGCAGTCATCAAGCACTGGCAGGAGCATGCGAGCGATCGCCAGACAGTGGTGTTCTGCTCGACTGTTCCCCACGCCGAGGGCGTCGCCAGTGCCTATCGGCAGGCCGGTGTTTCAGCGGCCACAGTGACCGGTGAGATGCCGGAACACGACCGCCGGCGTGTCCTGGCCGCCTATGCCGCTGGCAAGCTCCAGGTCGTGGTCAATGTCGCGGTGCTGACCGAGGGCTGGGATCACCCACCGACCTCCTGCGTCGTGTTGCTGCGGCCCAGTTCCTTCAAAAGCACCATGATCCAGATGATCGGCCGCGGGCTGCGCACCGTCGATCCCGCCGAGCATCCCGGCATCGTCAAACGCGACTGCATCGTGCTCGATTTCGGCACGTCGTCGCTGCTGCACGGCTCCCTCGAACAGGATGTCGACCTGGAGGGATATGAGCCCGAGGGCGAGGCGCCGACCAAGACCTGCCCCAGCTGCGAAGCCGAGATCCCGCTGGCCTGCACAGCCTGCCCGCTCTGCGGCGCCAAGCTGATCATGCCTGTGGTGCCGGGCGCGGCCGATGAGCACCCTGGCGGTTCGCTCTCCGACTTCATCATGACGGAGATCGACTTGCTCCGGCGCTCCGCCTTCCAGTGGTGCGACCTGTTCGGCGACGACGCCGCGCTGCTGGCCAACGGGTTCAACGGCTGGGCGGGCATCTTCTTCTTGAACGGCGCCTGGCATGCGGTCGGCGGCGCGAAGGAGGAGCGGCCGCGCCTGCTGTCCATCGGTGAGAGGCTGGTGGCGCTGGCCGCCGCCGATGACTGGCTGAATGCGCACGAGACCGATGAGAGCGCCCATAAGAGCAAGCGCTGGCATCGGGAAGCTCCGACCGAGCGCCAACTTGCCCACCTCCCGCCCGAGGCCCGCGCTGATCTAGGCATGACGCGTTACCAGGCATCGGCGCTGCTGACCTTCAGGTTCAACAAGCAGGTGATCCGCAGCCTGGTGCGCAACGCGCAGCCCACGGCGCTGGGCCAGGCCGCATGACCGGCCATGCGCAATCTCGTCCCGCCCTGCGCCATCTGCTGCCGCTCCACACGCGGCTTTGGCTGGTTCGATCCGACACGGCGGCGGCCGCCCCGGCCCGCCACCTCCTTCTGCAGCATGGCCTGCCAGGCGCTGTGGACCACCCTTGCCGCGAGGAGCGCGCCCGCCATGGTTGACCTCACTGAACAGGAACAGGCCGCCATCCGCGCCACCATGCGCCCACTCGGCGAATGCCTGGGGGAGATCGGCTGGCAGACGCGGCTGATCGATCTGACCGAGCCGCAGGTGCTGACGCTGATCGAGGTCGCTGTCGGCGGCTTCCAGGAGGCCATGCAGGCCACGGCCCGGCAGGCGAATGCTCCGCACCGCCCGCTCACCGCCGCGGATGCGCCCTTCTGATGCTGGACCTCAACAGCCGCAGCCAGACCTCCGCCCACGTCACCGCCGCCATCGATGCGGCGCTGGTCGCCGGCAATCAGGCGGCGCCGCCACGCAGCTATCTCGGCGGCTCCCGTCTCGGCCACGGCTGCGAGCGGGCGCTGCAATTCGAGTTCGTGAAGGCACCGAAGGATGAGGGCGCGGATTTCGACGGACGGCTGCTGCGCATCTTCGGGATCGGGCATGCGCTGGAAGATGTCGCCGTCGCCTGGCTGCGAGGCGCCGGCTTCGATCTCTACACCCGCCGCGGCGGTGGCGAGCATGGCGAGCAGTTCGGCTTCTCGGTCGCGGGCGGTCGCATCCGCGGCCATGTCGATGGCGTCTTCGCCGGCGGGCCCACGATCCCTGGCATGGCATTCCCCGCGCTGTGGGAATGCAAGACCATGAACGCCAAGTCCTGGCGCGAGACCGCCAACAAGGGGGTGGCAGCCAGCAAGCCGATCTACGCAGCGCAGATTGCGGTCTACCAGGCCTACATGGACGCCGCGGTGCCGGGGGTGGCGGACAATCCGGCGCTGTTCACCGCCATCAACAAGGACACGGCGGAGTTGCACCACGAGCTGGTGCCGTTCAACGCGGAGCTGGCGCAACGCATGTCGGACCGCGGTGTCCGCATCCTCGCGGCCACAGATGCGGGCGAGTTGCTGCCCCGCGTTGCCGCCCAGGCCGACCATTTCGAATGCCGCTTCTGCCCCTGGGCCAAGCGCTGCTGGGCGCTGCCTGCATGAACGCATGGAGCGATTTCAACGATGCAGTGCCGCTGCCGGAGGATAGCGTGAGCGAACTTCCCGCCGCTGGGCAGATCGCCCTCGATCGACTTCCCCCCGATGGGCAGTCGATGCATGCCCATGCCGGACGGACCGCTGTGGACCTGGCGGCCATCGCCATCTTCCTCGACGTGGTCTTCGGCTATTGCGACGGGCTGATCCCCGTCCGTGGCTTCGTGGATCAGGGCCAGGGGCTGGACACCAAGCCGCACAACATCTGGATCCCCGCCGACAGCAACGCGCCCGAGCTGCTGGCGACCTACGCCACCTGGGCCACGCGTGAAGGCAGCGCCGTCTATGTCATCCCCGGCACGGTTGCGGAGCATGGCCAGGCCCGCGCCGAGCATGTGCTGCAGATGCAGACCCTGGTGGTCGATCTCGACACCGGCGACATCGATGCCAAGGTGGCGCACCTCGTCCACCACCTCGGCGCGCCGACCCTGCTGGTCGAGAGCGGCGGACGCACCGCCGAGGGCGCCGCCAAGCTGCATCTCTGGTGGCGGCTTTCCGAGCCGGCGGAGGGCGAGGACCTGGCCCGGCTCTGCGCCCTGCGCGGCGAGATCGCCGACAAGGTTGGCGGCGACACGCATTTCCGCTCCGCGCACCAGCCCATTCGCGTCCCCGGCACCGTCCACCAGAAGCACGGCGTGCAGCGGCGCGTCACCATCCGGGAGCACCGCCCCAGGGTCGAGGTCGAGCTCCCCGACTTCGCCGCGGCGGTGGCGGCCATGCCCACCATGCCGGGCCTGGAGGCGCCCACCGCCGCCGCTGGCGCCCCCCGCCCCGGCCTCGACACCATCCTCACCACCCCAGTCCGTGAAGGCGCCCAGGACGCCTGGACCCGCTTCCAGGGCGCCAGCGCCGCCATCGGCCATTTCATCCGCCAGGTGCATGAGGGACGCCTCACGCCCGACCAGGGCTGGGAGGCCATCTGCGGATATAACGCCGCCTGCTTGCGGCCGGCCTGGCCGCTGGACCGCCTCAAGGTCGAGGCGGACAGCATCTGGGCGCTGCATGTCGAACGCAACGGGCCGCCGCTGCTCCGCGCCGGTGACGCACCACCCGCCGCTGTCCCGGCCCACACCCTCGGCGCGTTGCTCGACGATACCTCGCCGATGCCCGACGACCTGATCGGGCCGCGCCTGCTTACCCCGGGTGGGATGCTGGTGCTCGGCGGCGCGCCGAAGGTCGGCAAGTCCGACTTCCTGATCAGCCTGCTGGTGCACGCCGCGGCCGGCGCACCCTTCCTGCGCTTCACGGCCCCGCGCCCGCTGCGCGTGTTCTATCTGCAGGCCGAGATCCAGTACCACTACCTGCGAGAGCGGCTACAGCAGCTCCGGCTCGATCCCGCCATCGTGACTCGCGCCCGCGACACCCTCGTCGTCACCCCCAAGCTGCGCATGCTGCTCGATGACCATGGCGTGCCGCTCGTCGCCGCCGCCATCCGCGCTTCGTTCCCCGACGCGCCGCCCGACATCATCTGCATCGACCCGATCCGCAACCTATTCGATGGCGGGCCCGGCGGCGAGGGCGAGAACGACAACAGCGCGATGATGTTCTTCCTGCAGGGCCGCGTCGAAGCGCTGCGCGACCAGGTCGCCCCCGAGGCCGGCATCATCCTCGCCCACCACACAAAGAAGCTCAGCAAGCAGCAGGTGAAGGATGATCCCTTCCTGGCGCTCTCCGGCGCCAGCGCGCTGCGCAGCTTCTACACCTCCGGGATGATCCTGTTCCGGCCGGATGAGGAGCAGACCGAACGCGAGTTGCATGTCGAG